GTGGGAATGACAGTTACATTACCTTATGATCCTGATTGGAAGGCATTAGCTTGGGCTAAAGAATATTGTTCGAGTTATATCACTAACAAGGCCAGTAATACAACAAGACTAAAGAGGGTATCATCAAGTGGTTGGGTCAATGATTCTAGTATTGTTTATTACTTTGGCGACGAGAAAGATGCCTTAATGTTTTCATTGAGATGGCAATGATTTCATCAAGTGTTAGATTAAACCAGCCGCCGGCTCCAAATCGATTCATTGATGAAAGTCCTATCAATATATGGTTATTAGCCAATGTAGGCACACACGCTCCTACCATGGACACCGTATCAGAAGATCGCCCGTGGCGAGTAGAGCATAGATGGGGCTATCTTGTATATCATTTTGCCCGAGAGCAAGATGCAGTTATGTTTGCATTGAGGTGGCAATGATACTTAACATAGCCGACGGCACAGTATACGATATAAAGTATTATAATGTTAAACCATTCAGTTCAATAAATGAAAATATAACTTGGGATGATATTATGACATGGTGCATTAATACATTTGGACCCAGTGGTACAGAAGATAAGCCCGGAGTATGGACGCCTAACGAACGATGGTATGCTAATAACGGTATATTTTGGTTTAAAGATAAAAAAGATTTAGAATGGTTTATATTAAAATGGCAATAACGACCATAAAAGTTTACAATGAATATGCACCTGTGTTACAATGGCTACAAGATAATGTAGGACCGTCATTACACTATAAGCCTATTATCTTTTGGCACGGTGAAGGTTGGCATTTAACAATAGGGCACGATCCTGCACCAAGAGGCAAAATAGGTAAGAACTATTGCGTAGTTGATTTTGATGATGAAAAGAAAGCGATTTGGTTTAAGTTAATATGGGGCTAACAGAAGATATATTAGATGATATAAGCAATAGTATTGCCAAAGAAATGGATTGGCATATCATTGCTGATGTATTAGTTAGCTCTGGATGGACAAATATACAGATAAAAAGATTCCGTAATAATCAAGAAGCTGTGGATATAAATCTTTGGTTAGAACAGAACTGCACAGGTGAATGGAAAAACTTAGCTACACGATATATTTTTAAACAGAAACAAGATGCTGAATGGTTTAGTCTACGATGGCTGTAATAAACGAATACTATGACTATGATAATGGTTGGGAAAATACTAAGCCTGGATGGTATGAGTGTTCAATCAGGGCAGAACATATTGACAAATACATTGAAGTAACTGATTGGTTGATCGCTAATATAGGAAAATATCAAAGACATTGCAGGTGGTGCGTTACTGATACCAATGTAGTTAGCTTCAAATTTAGATATGAACGAGATTATATTATGTTTACGTTGAGGTGGAGTTAATGGCAACAATACCTCATATACAAGACTATGATGACGATGATCCACTAATAGAACAACGTAAGAAACGTTGGGACTACTGGGCCGCATTGAAGCTTGTGCGTAAAGAATATATGGAACAAAACAATGAGTTTGACGCATATGATTTTGAAGATTACTTAATAGGACAATATGGCTTAAGGATGAACATAGTCAATGGTAATATAACAGATGGTTATGAGATTGTTGACGAAAAGAAGTACCTAATATTTTTATTAAAATTCCAATGAACAACACACCTTTTATTATTAACGATTTACCTGACAATACTTGGTCAGTAGAATGGCCTACATTTAGAAACATTACTGAAAAAGTAACTGGTAGAAAACTATTGACTATATTATTTGAAGATATCAAATGTTTTAATGTAGGTTTAGGTGTAAAGCTTAATAGCGGTGAGATGGATACATTATGGGTTGATTATAAATTATATTGGCAAGACAAAGAAGGAAGATATACTGACTACTTAGAAGATATGTATGAGATAGGTGGTGTAGTATTCACAGAGAAAGAACAAGCACTACAATTACAAGATATACTAGAAAAGAAGTATATCTGGAAAATGTTAAAGGCATAATATGGCAAATGATATAATGATTGACATTGAAAGTTTAGATACGACACCTAACTGTGTTATCTTAACTATCGGTGCAGTAAGATTTGATCCTAAAGGATCAGGCGTAGTTGAACGATTAGAACTGCGACCTACTGTTGAAGATCAAACAGAGATTTATGGAAGAAGTATTAATGAAGATACACTACGATGGTGGAGTGAGCAGAGTCCTGAAGCACTTGAAGAAGCTATGGGCGACAATGGGCGTATGCCATTTAAAGAGTGCATGGAGACCCTTTATAAGTTCTGTTGGAATCGTCGTGCTGTATGGAGTAATGGTGCACCTTTTGACTTAGTTGTAATGGAGAATGCTTGGAGACAAACAAGTGACAAGCCCAATCCTATTCCCTGGCCTTTCTGGACAATGCGTGATACACGCACATTGTGGGAAATAACGGGTGTAAGTCTTAAAGATGGTGGGCATACTACAAGTCACAAGGCAGTAGAAGATGCCGAAAGACAAGCTATTGTCGTGCAAAAAGCGTATACTAAATTAATTAAAGCAGAACTGGTGCCTCCCCCAAGATGAGAATTGATTCAGACATTGACATTGACTTCGGTGATAGAGATAAGTTATTACAACTTATCAAGCACACGCCTGCCGCTATGCGTAACGCTAATCCTATGCGTAAACACGCAACAGGTGTATATATCACAGACATACCGTATGATCCTATCAATGATATGGCTAGTATTGACTATGTTGAAGCAGAACAACGAGGATATTTTAAGTTAGACTTATTGAATGTTCACGTGTATTCACAGGTTCGTGATGAGTTACATTTAGCCACATTGATGCGTGAGCCTAATTGGGATAACTTAAATAAAAGAGAATTTGTAGAGAAGTTGATTCACTTGGGTAATCATTATCAGTCACTACAGAAGATGCCCAGTTCTGTTGATAGTATCCCTAGACTAGCAATGTTTCTAGCATTGATTCGCCCGGCTAAAAGGCATTTAATAGGTCAGAGTTGGAATGAAGTTTCAAAGACTATTTGGGATAAGAATACAGATGGGTATAGTTTCAAAAAGAGTCATGCTGTAGCATACGCACATTTAGTAGTTGTTCATATGAATTTGTTAGAAGAACAGAATTAAGATATACGTTTTACTAGAGTAATACTACGGCGTTTACTTCTACGTTTGTTTAGTTCACTGATACTACATGTTGGACCATGTATAATTGTAAGACTTTTATTATTGAAGGTTCGTAGATAGGGTTTGAAAATACTCCATTCTTCCTTCAAAAACAGATTTATAGGTATAAGACGATTACTTTCCCACCACCAAATATCGCCTAATTCTAAGAATTTTTCTCTTACAACAGAGTCAGCAATAGCACCATAATCATATATAGTGGTTACTATATCATCCCTATTTTGAACTATTCCTACGTAATCTTGATTAGCGTGAGAACATATAGTTATAAAGGGATGATTTAGAGTTAATTTGTTGAAAAATTCGTTTTGAATCATTAGTTATTATAGTTTCCGAAATATTTATCATCGGACAATATGGCAATATATTTTGATAAATATGATTATGTATTCAACACAAGTATTCGTTTATACCCAACGACAAATCGTTATTCTTTTATCAGGATTTTCCCCAAGGAGCTATATGCCTCAGTATGCCAAGCCGCTCACACTTAATAAAGGTGTAGACAATCAGATTCAATTTCAGTTCTTAAACCAAGAACAAAAGCCAGTAGATATTACTGGCAAGTCAATTACCTGTAGAATTATTAACTATCAAGGTAATGAGGTCCTATTACAAAAAGCATTAACATTGCAACTACCTGCAACAGGTATTGCCGCATTGATTTTAAACGCAGCCGATTTAGCAAGTATTGATGCGCAGAAATGCTATTACTCATTAGAGATCCCTGTAGGAGATTTTGATTATCCTGTGTTTGTAGATCAAAATGCAGGCGCACGTGGTGATATGAATATTGTTAACAGCGTATTGCCAAGCTTTGTTCCTTCAATGCCAGTAAGTATTCCAACTGGACAAGACTTCCCTAATCTACATCCTGAAGGTAATGGTGAAAGTAACATCACTTATTATTCTAGCGTGGTTGATACAAACGATAGCCCAATATTAACACTTCAAGCACAGTACAGTGACTTTTATGGTAATGTTGTTATTGAAGGTTCTACTATAGTAGACGGTGATTGGTATCCTATTCTAACCAATACATATACTGCTGAAACTGATACAAAAGGATATGTGGTTCAAGGATATCACCCATATATCAGAATGCAGTTTGAAAGCAATAATGGTGCTGTCACTAACATTTTAACAAGATAATCAACCTAAACTATTGTTTTCACATTACATATATGTTATACTACATAGATGTTTGATATCCTATCAGTAATTCCCGGCAAAAAGAAATTAACACACGGCGGATGGCATAGTTTTAATGCTATCTGCTGTAGCCAGCGTGGTCACAAAACTGATACACGTGGTAGAGGTGGTGTAAAGTTTGACGGGCAAAACAATTGGTCATATCATTGTTTTAATTGCGGGTTCAAGTGTGGATTCATGTTGGGTAAAAGCATTACTCAAAATACAAAATACTTGTTACAATGGTCAGGCATTGATAGCACACAAATACAAAAGTGGAGTTTAGAAAGTTTACAGCATAAAGATTTACTAGACTTTACAAATCTAAAAAAACAAAAATCAAAAATAAAATTTAAAGAACATACATTACCTGAAGGTGAGTTAATAGATGTAAATAACCCATTACACAAAGTATACGTTGATTATCTGTCTGCGAGGTCGATAAATTATAATGACTACCCGTTCTTAGTTACACCTAACGATACTGGCAGACAGTCAAACAGAATCATTATACCTTACACTTATAACAATAAGATTGTAGGGCATACGAGCAGGTTCTTAGATAATAAAATCCCTAAATATATTAACGAGCAACAACCAGGTTATGTATTTGGTTATGACTTTCAGAAACCCGATTGGGAAGTATGTTTGTTAGTTGAAGGTATCTTTGACGCATTAAGTTTAAATGCTTGTGCGTTAACACACAATACAATCAACGATGACCAAGCACAGATTCTAGCACAATTGAATAAACGTATTCTCTTTATTCCTGATAGAGATAAGACAGGTTTAGAAACTTGTGATAGAGCATTAGAACTAGGTTATAGTGTAAGTATTCCTGATTGGGAAGATGAAATCAAAGATGTAAATGACGCGGTAGTTAAGTATGGTAAGTTGCCTACATTACTCAGCATATTGAGTAGTGCGACAACTAGTAAAATCAAAATAGAACTACAGAGGAAGAAAATTGAAAAAAGATTACGAAAATAAAAAAGATTACGGTATTGAGATGCAAAAGATATTTTTGCGTGTTATGATTACTGAGGCTGAACTCTATACTAGAGTTATGAACATTTTAAATAGTGAGAACTTTGATAGGTCATTGAGACCAGTTGCAAACTTATACAAAGAACATACATCAAAATATAGTATCTTACCTGATCCAACACAGATTAAAGCTATTACTGGACAAGATATTGATATCATTGATAACTTTAGTCCAAATCAGTTTGATTGGTTCTTAGATGAGTTTGAAGCATTTACTAAAAGACAAGAATTAGAACGTGCTATTCTTAAAGCGGCTGACTTATTAGAGAAGGGTGAATTTGATCCGGTTGAGAAACTAATTAAAGATGCTGTACAAATTAGTTTACAAAAAGATATGGGTACTGATTATTTTCTTGACCCTGCGGCACGTATCAACAAATATTTTAATAGTGGTGGACAAGTTTCAACAGGCTGGCCTCAAATGGATCGTATCTTGTATGGTGGTTTCAGTCGAGGTGAATTGAATATCTTTGCAGGTGGTTCTGGTTCAGGTAAGTCACTTGTTATGATGAATATCGCATTGAACTGGTTACAGCAAGGTATGAGTGGTGTCTATATCACATTAGAACTTAGTGAAGAACTTACAAGTTTGCGAACTGATGCGATGCTTACACAAATGGGCACTAAATCAATTCGTAAAGACATTGATACAACATCTCTCAAAGTTAAGATGGTTGGTAAGAAATCTGGCCAATATCGTGTTAAAGCACTACCCGCACAGAGTAATGTAAATGATATTCGTGCTTATTTAAAAGAGGTTCAGATTCAAACAGGTATTAAGATTGACTTTGTGATGGTTGACTACTTAGACTTGGTTATGCCTGTTTCTGTTAAAGTTAACCCTAACGATCAGTTTATTAAAGACAAGTATGTTGCTGAAGAATTGCGTAATCTTGCAAAAGAGATGGGCATTCTAATGGTAACTGCCTCACAGTTGAATCGTAGTGCGGTCGATGAAATTGAGTTCGATCATAGTCACATCGCTGGTGGTATCAGTAAGATTAATACTGCTGATAACGTGTTTGGTATCTTTACAAGTCGCAGTATGCGTGAGCGTGGTAAGTATCAGATTCAATGTATGAAGTCACGTAGTTCGACAGGTGTAGGTCAAAAGATTGACTTGGATTATGATATTGAAACTATGCGTATTTCAGATAGTGATCCTGACAATGAGAATAGTTATACCCCTAAACCTAGCGCAAATCAGATTATGAGTCAATTAAAGCCTCAATCTACGTTAGCGTCAACTGAACCTATCATTGACCAAGCTACAGGGGAGATATTAGAGCCTGAAAATAAGCGTATTGTCGCAGATGTTCAGGGTTCAAAGCTTAAAGCTATGTTAAACAGTTTAAAGAAATAAATCCTAAAAGTAGATAAATACTATTAGGAAACTAATATGCAAAAACAAACTCGCAGTCTCTTAGAAGAACTAGAAGCAATTGGTAATAATAGGGACACAGCTCACATTATTGAGAGTCGTGGCCACAATATTATCACAAGTGCTATCAATCTAATAGAGATGATTAATCGTAATTATAGTCCAGAGCAAGCCGCCATTTTAGAGCGTAAATTGTTGGGAGCTATTAAGAGCAAGGACCAAGCAAAGTTTTCCAAATCATTAAGGAAAAACCGTGAAGCTGAATGAATTTAAGAAACGTAAGCAAGTAAATGAAATAGATAGTAGAAGTTTATTTGGTGATTATGGTTCTGCCGCATTAAGGACAGGACTAGGATCATTGGCCGGTAAAAATGTATTAAGCACTACTGACCAAATGGCTAAAGATGATTATATTACAAAGTTCACAAGTCGTGCCCTTAGCGGATTAGAAAGTGCGATTAATAGCGGGTTAGTTGATACTAATGCCGCAGGTCAAACTGCGGCAACTACCACTCAACCACAAGCACAACAAGGTGCTCAAACTACTCCAGCAAATGCAATTGCACAGAAGCGTATTGATGCACAGAAACTAGCACAGCAACGTGCAGATGCTGAAGGTAAGCCGATCAGTAATTTACCGAATCAGGCTGCACCAAATCCAGCACAAATAAGACAACAAAAACAGCAAGCCGCGGCACAATCTGCACAGCAACAAATGTCTCCAGTTAGCAAACTACCTGTTAATCAATTCGCAAAGAGTGCGGCTAATGTAAGACAACAACAGCAAGGTCAGGCAGCTGCCACAGCACAGGGCCAAATGAATCCTGTAAGTAAATTGCCGGCAGATCAGTTTGCAAAATCTGCAAGTAACGTAAGACAAGCTCAACAGGGTCAGGCTGCTACAGCCGCTCAAGGACAAATGACTACTAAAGTTGCAGGACCTACTCCTAAGACACCTGAACAAATTAGACAAGCTAAACAAGCGGCCGCTACTGCCGCACTACAAGGTCAAATGAACCCTGCAAGCAAGTTGCCTGCAGACCAGTTTAATAAGAGTGCTGATAATGTAAGACAACAACAGCAAACAACTGCAACTCAAACTGCACAACAGCAGATGGCTGAACCTACAACAAAGGCACCATCTACGCTTGATAAACCATGGGATCCTGCTACAGGTAAGGGTGCAAAGTATGACGGTGTTACCGGAGAACCAACACCTGAATGGCAAAAAGAGTTAGACAGACAAGAGGCAGCCCGTGAAGTAGAGTATCAAGCAAATCTCAAAAAATCACAAGCCGCTGCCGCTGAACGAGATGCGCAGAATGCTGAGTTAGTCCGACAAGGCATGAGGCAAAATCCGTCTAATGTTACTAATAATATTACGCAAACAACTACTGAACCTAATGTAGTAACTAAAGATCCGGCAGAAGTGAAGGCAGCAATGCAGGCAAAACTTGATGCTATGAAACAAAAGAACCCTAAACTAGCGGCTCAAATGGCAGATTTGGGCATAGATGATGAGTTCGATAATGAGTTCAATAAGATAGGTGCCGATAAGCCTGACAATAAAGTTCAGATGCCTAAGCGTAATGTAAAGCCTAGAAATGCAGGAAAAAACGCATTTGGACAGATGGCACAAAACTTAGGCGGTGATAGAGTTGCCGAAGGTAGTCGTTTTGATAAACTAAACTATATATTTGAAAGTATTTTAGCTGAACAAGATCCTGCACAAGGCGCAACTAAACAAACAATCAGTCAGTATATTACTAACTTCTTCAAACAGTTTATGAAGAATGTAGATATTAGTGATCCTACTGTAATGACTAATGTAGCATCATTGGCTAAAGAGTTAGAGCAAAACTATGCAAAAGATAAAGGTAAAACAACATTACCTAAACTAGCCAACTTAGCATATTCTGTCAGTCATGCACAACAGTTGAAAGATCCAGAACAGGCTCAAACTACACAGCCTACACAAACAACACCGGCAACAAATACCTCACAAAGTTCTACACCTCAAGCAACACAGGCATCAACACAGCAGGCTAAGATGACAGCGGCACAAATCACTAAGTTAATGCAAGGTTTATCTACTAGACAAAAACAATCTATATTACAAAGCTTGCAAGCTGAGTTAGGTAAAACTTCACCGACTACTGTTTCTGTAGGTAAACAAACGAAAAACAAAAATGCAGTTGATCCGGCTGATGCACAACTATTAGCCGCGGCTAGAAAACAAGGTAAGATTTAAATGAACCTATCTGAATCACTAGCCTATCTTAGAAATAAAGTTGATAGTATTACTAACGTTATAACTGAAGATAAAGGTCACTTAGATCATCCGGAAGATTTAATATTCTTACGTGGTGTAGGTGGTGCCAATCAAGCTGTTCAAGCAATGGCTGATACTGTAGCTAAGCCTGAAAAGGTAACAATCAAATGGGATGGATATCCTGCATTGATATTTGGGCGCAATAGCAATGGTAAGTTCAGCATATTAGACAAACATATGTTCAACAAGAAAGATGGCAGTGGTCGTCAAGTATTCAGCCCAGAACAGTTTGCACAGTATGACCAAGCACGTGGTGTAAATCGAACAGACTTACATCAACTTATAGCACAGATATGGCCTGGCTTATCAAAGTCTGATAGAAGCAAGGGTTATTATTGGGGTGATTTGTTATTCAGTAAACCATTAGTAGAAAAGAACGGGCTATACACATTCAAAGCAAACCCTAAAGGTATTACATATACAGTAGACGCAAACAGTGACCTAGGTAAATTTTTGAATGGTAAAAACTCAGGAATTGTAGTTCATGGATATATTCCACCGGATGCATTAACAACTGACCAGTCAACACCATTGGATGGCACTATTGGTAATCTTAAGAATAATAGTGATGTAGCTATATTGCCTGCTAAAATGCCAATCACTCCTAGTCTAAAATTAAATGCTACATTGCTTAAAAGAGCGCAGTCAGCTATACAAAAGTATGGGCAAGCAGTAGAACAGTTAATGACTACAGCACCTCAAGCTAGGAACACATTTAATCAGTTATTCACTACGTATATTAATAAGCGTATTGTAGCCGGCAACTTGAATGATTTATATGCAGGATTCATTGAGTATGTTAATTCTAGACCAATGACTGATAAGATGCGTGAAAAGATTAATCAGCATTTGGCTGCTAATAAAGCAGGTGTAGTAGGTGCATTTACTATTTGGGTAGCTATTTACAATCTTAAAATGAACATTGTGGACCAGCTTAATAAAGCCGCTAAAACTGCCCCTGTCAAAGGTTACTTAGATGACGGTACACAAACTCAAGAGGGTTTTGTAAGTCACGGTCTTAAATTTGTAGATAGAATGGGTTTCAGCCGTCAAAATTTGGCTGGAAGATAAGCCCAAAACCGACATTTTTTCTTGCCAGGCATAAATAATAGTATGAATCTATACGATTCAAAAATTTTAAAGGAAAATTATTATGGCAGGCTTTACAAGAACACACGGCGACGCACAACCAGTATTTGCAATGGACGTGCAAAATGGTCCAGTAGCACCATCTACTGCGGCTGACGGTACAACTACGAACTTCATCGGACCAGC